GAAACGTCATTGGAAAATGCTGTTATTCAAATTTCTTTATGGACTGATGAACGTGGTTTATTGATCGCTGCTAAACCTAAAAAGTTGGTTTTACCTCCTGCGTTACAATTTGTTGCAACTCGTTTGCTAGAAACTGAACTACGCGTTGGCACTAACGATAATGACATCAATGCCCTTAAAAACAATGGTTCAATTCCTGGCGGCTATACAATTAATCCTTGGTTAACTGATACAAATGCTTGGTTCTTATTAACTGATGTTCCTAACGGCTTGAAACACTTCGTTAGAACTTCATTAGCAACATCAATGGATTCGGACTTTGATACTGGGAACTCACGATATAAAGCTAGAGAGCGTTATTCTTTCGGATTCTCGGATCCTTTAGGTGTTTTTGGTTCGGCTGGTTCTTCCTGATAAATCAGTAACTTAGAGTAAATTAAGGGATCCTTTGGGATCCCTTTTTTGTGTTTAAAAATAAATATTGTGACGCAATCACAAACCTACTATCGAGTATTACCTGTGTCAAAAAATAAAGCTGTAATAACTCGTGAGGAGAATAGAACTAAGTCCAACAAATTAGTTGACACTCCACCAAAATAAATGTTATAAGGAGTACATATCTGAGACTATTTTTAACTGCCTACTCGACTGACTCAGCAGATCCGCACACAACGATAGGCGCAAGTGCAATAAGGAATTAAATATGTCTTTTTCAACTTTTNCTGGTCCAGTTCGTTCAGGGACCGTCAAAAATACTACTGGAACTACTGTAGGCTATATAGACAATACAGGGGTAGTAGACCTAATCCAATCTTACCCTCTAGCGTTAACTACTGGTGTAGTTGCTGTTTTACCCGCTGGGGCTCAAATTATAGACATTTATATAGACGTAACTACTACGTTTACTTCTGGAGCTACTCTTGCAGTAGGCGATGGCACCACTGCGGCTAAATATGTTACGGCCATTACTACTCCAACAGCAGGCAGGCAGTCGATTACCTATACTGCGGCTCAATTAACAGCTATGAACAATATTGGCACTACCGATGTGGCTATTACAGTAACAATGGCAGGCACTACAGCTACTGCTGGAGCTGGGTTTATTACCATACAATATGCTCAAAAAACATCAACTGGCGCGGAAGTTCCAGCTTCGGCATAATAATCTGACGGGGGCGCAAGCCCCTATCTTTAAACTTTAGGAGATTAATTATGACTATGCAGTTTGATGTAAAAAGTAAACATTTAAGCGCAGCGGGAAGTGTTTATGCAGATAGGGCTAGGCTTAAAGGCGCTATCATAGCTCCCGGAACTAGTACGGCAGCAACTTTTGAATTTAGGGACGGTGGAGCTACAGGCGAAATTTTATTTCAAATGGACGTGCCTGCTAACTCAAACCCAAATACTTTTGATATTGTCATACCCGGTGAGGGTATATTGTTCCGCACTAATATCTATTTAACTTTTAGTGCTGGCTCTGTAACAGGCGTTACAGCTTTTTACGGATAATTTTTATGGATACCTCTAATCCAGAAATTAGAAACGCAAGAGAGTTAGCATCCCATAGCACTGAGATTAAGCATTTGCAAACTGACATGGATAAACTAAGAGAAGACATGGAGGAAGTTAAAACTGCCCTTAGAGAGATAAGTCACACTTTGTCTGCGGCTAAAGGTGGATGGCACATGCTTATGATAGTTGGTGGTATAGGGGTTAGTATAGGTGGTATAGCCACTTGGGTTATTGACTTTTTAAAACACTAATGACTACTAAAAAGAATCCATCACTAGCAGTTGGCAGGGGCGAAAAGCTACCCGTATCTAAGGGTGCTGGTTTAACGGCAAAGGGTAGAACCAAGTATAATAATGCTACAGGCTCTAACTTAAAAGCTCCTGCACCCAATCCTAAATCTAAAGCTGATGCAGGTAGAAAGAAGTCTTTTTGCTCGCGCATGGCAGGAATGCCCGGACCTATGAAAGACGAAAGTGGTAAACCCACACGAAAAGCCGCCTCATTAAAAAGGTGGAATTGTGGCAGTAAATAAACCAGTGGGAAGGAATTAATATGACTCGTCCATCTCGTGGAATTTCTAAAATTCAAGAACAAGCTAGAGGTAAAAATAAAATGGCTACAACTAAAGCGGGTATGTTCCCACTAAAGAAGAAAGACACAATTAAAGCTAAAGTCGTTAAACGTGAAGCTCCAACCCCAAATTTGGCTCAGCTAGGTGCTATGCGCGGTGCGGCTCCTGTAGCGCCTATGGCGGCTCCTATGCGTGGTGCAGTCGCTGGTATGAAGTGCGGGGGTTACGCTAAAGGCGGTAGTCCATTAGGTCCAAGTAACATGTCAGAAGATGTTGAAAAAGGTTCAAATAAGATAACTAAATTTGGCGAATCTGCGGTTCAAAAACGTGGCAAAACTAAAGGTAAAAACTTTGGCGATTCTGGTGAAACTAGAGCGTATGCCGCTGGTGGACGCATTGATGGCTGCGCTACTAAAGGCAAAACAAAAGGCAGGATTATTTAAATGGCTGGGGGGCCTCAAAGTTTTGCTGATGGTGGAGCTGTAGGTTTAGGGCAGGGTAATAGCACTTCTGCGCCTTTACAGTTTGGTAATCAAACTAACCCTACTCCTCAGTTCAATACTCAGAGCTCATACAATAACTTTGCGTCCCCTAATCAAAGCCAAAACCTTATGAACTATCCTCAGCAAGGGCAGGCTAATCAGTGGAATCAACCTCCACAAGCACCTCAAAGTGGGGCTACACAACAGGCACCTAATTCTGTAATGTCTAGTAATTTACCCTCAGTACAGGGAGATCAAAGCCCTGATATGGGTGGTATGTCTCCTGTTAATAATATGGGGTATGACAATAGTGGTAGCGATGCNGGNATAGGTGGACAACCTGTAAACCAAATGCAGACACCTTTGCAAGGACAACCTCCAAGTTTANCCCAGTATAGACCTCAACAAGGGTTACAGATTCAAGGCAACCCTACTAGTATGCCTGTTCAATATTCTCAACAAAGGTAAAANTATGAGNACTTCGGGGACTGCATCATGGACACCAGAAATGGTGGAAGTTATTGAGGAAGCCTTTGAGCGCGTAGGCGTGGAAGTACGTACAGGTTATCAATTTCGTACTGCTAGACGTAGCCTTAATTTACTCTTTCAAGAGTGGGCTAATAAAGGATTAAACCTTTGGACCGTTGAACAAGGTGAAATACCTTTAACGGTAGGCACTGTGGAGTACAATCTCCCAGCGGATACAGTAGATTTAATAGAACATGTAGTGCGTCAAAATGAGGGTAGCCAGTCTCAACAGGTTGATCTTCAAATATCGCGTATTGCGATGCCTACGTATGCTACTATCCCTAATAAGCTAACTACAGGTAGGCCTATTCAAATATATGTAGATCGTCTTGCGCCTACTCCTGTGGTTAAGATTTGGCCTACAGCTAATGTTTTGGGATACACACTCGTATACTGGCGATTAAGAAGAATACAAGACGCAGGCGCTGCGGGGTCAAATACTATAGATATACCGTTTCGTTTTATGCCCGCTTTAATAGCTGGATTGGCTTATTATTTAGCCCTTAAAACACCNGATGCTGTAGATCGCATTGCACCGTTAAAACAAATTTATGATGAAGCTTATGATCTAGCCGCTCAAGAAGACAGAGACAGAGCGCCTATTAGATTTATTCCTAAGATTGGTTACGTAGGCACAAGAGGCTTCTAGTATGCCCCATTCGTTTGCTAGTGAAAAGATAGCCTTTGGGTTCTGTGACCAATGTTATTTTAGATACCCATTAAAAAAGTTACGAACCCTTACAGTTAAGGGGCGTATTATAAACTTACGAGTGTGTCCTGAGTGTTGGGACCCTGACCATCCACAATTATGGGTCGGAACCTTTCCTATTGATGATCCCCAAGCTTTGCGAAATGCAAGGCCTGATATAGACCTTAATGAAGAACGAGGGCTATTTGCTTATAATCCTGTGGCAACACAGACTATTAACACCACGCTTAATAGCGTGTTTATCACAATAAATTGAGGTATGATATGGCTACGTTTGAAGGTTCTGCTACAGATATTAAAGAAGATAAAAAGCTAGCAAAAAAGAACAAAATGTCTATGGATGATTGGGAAAAAAGTGCTAAAGATGTTAAACACGACAAACAAAAGTCTATGAAAGGACTTAAAAAAGGCGGTATTACATCTATGGATGTTAAAAAGGTAGGTCGTAATGTAGCCCGTGCAAATAACCAAAAAAGCTCAGGTAGAGGTCGCTAATGATTAAACAAGAAGACAAGGTCAAATCAGTGCCCGCTCCAGTAGGTAATGGCTACCCTGTAAAAATTGATACCAAAAAAACTGTTAAAGTGCGTGGTACAGGTGCGGCAACTAAAGGCACTATGGCTACTAACAAATTAGGTTAAATATGAGCCTAACTTACGCCCAACTTAGCGCAGCTATTCAGAATTATACAGAAGTTACAGAGGCCTCTTTTGTAGCTAATATACCTACCTTTGTACAAAATACAGAGACTTTGGTTAATAATTCTGTACAGCTTCCAGCTTTTCGTACTAATGTTACGGGCGTAACTACCGCTAATTTACCCTATGTGGCTCTACCTCCTGACTTTTTATCGGTGTTTGCTTTATCCGTGTTTACTACTACAACAGTAAATGGGGTACCCCAAACAACACAAACATACTTATATCAAAAAGATGTAGAGTACATTAGAGAAGCATACCCTTTTCCCGGTGTATCAGGAACCCCTCAATATTATGGTATTTTTGATAATACTTCTTTTATTTTAGGTCCAACACCTGATGCACAGTATTCAGTTGAAATGCACTATTACGCATATCCTCAATCTATTGTTACAGCGGGTACAAGCTGGTTAGGTACTAATTTTTCTAATGTACTTTTATGGGGGTCTCTAGTTGAGGCCTATATTTATATGAAAGGTGAAGCGGATTTAATCCAAGCATACCAACAAAAGTTTCAAGAGGCTATGGGGCTTCTAAAACAATTAGGGGATGGAAAAGATCGGCAAGACACCTATCGAGTAACCCAAGTAAGAGACAAGGTAAATTAATATGAGTGGGCTAAGTGAACAAGCACAGGTTACTTTAAATAGCGTAGCTATTGAAATTACAAACCCTGAACCCGAAGTGGTTGAGGAAACTATTAAAGAAGAGGAAGAATAGCTATGGCTATCACACAAAGTGTATGCTCAACATTCAAATCACAACTGTTAAGCGCGGGGCATAACTTCGCTGCTTCTGGTGGAAATACTTTTAAAATAGCCCTATACACCTCAGCGGCTGCTTTAGATTCTACTACTACGGTATATACTACTACAGGAGAAGTTTCAAACTCAGGTACTAATTATACGACTGGTGGGAAAACATTGACCAATTCAGGTATTACGTTATCAGGAACCACTGCATATCTTAGTTTTTCTGATGTGTCTTGGACTTCTGCTTCATTTACAGCCGCTGGGGCTTTGATATATAACTCTACCAATAGCAATAATGCCGTAGCGGTTTTTAATTTTGGAGGTAACTTTACCTCAACTAATGGTACATTTTCGGTTATATTTCCTGCAGCTACAAGTACTACTGCTGTTTTAATACTGAACTAATAGGTGGTTACATGCCTTTACTAGCTGATCGTGTATTAGAAACGTCTATAACTGCGGGTACAGGTACCCTTACTCTTGCAGGAGCGGTATCAGGGTATAGGTCTTTTAACTCGGCTTTTACTAATGGCAATATTGTTTTTTATACAATAGATGATGGGGCTGGAAATTGGGAAGTAGGTTATGGAACTATAGGTACTGGAACCTTAACAAGGACTACGGTACTTGAGTCTAGTAATGCTAACGCACTAGTGGTTTTTTCTTCTGCTTCTAAACGTGTTTATTGCACCGCACCCACCCCAGCGCTACTGCCAGATCAAACAAGCCAAAGTGGTAAAGTATTAACCACCAACGGCACAACGCCGTCTTGGACTACCCCAAATGCAGGCACAGTGACCTCAGTAACAGGTACAGCTCCTATTGTGTCTTCTGGTGGAGTCACTCCAGCAATTAGTATACCTGCGGCTACTTCTTCGGTTAATGGGTATTTAACATCAACTGATTGGACTACATTTAATGGTAAAGGTTCTGGATCGGTTACAACGGTTTCGGTTGTTTCGACTAATGGGTTTACAGGTACAGTAGCTAATGCGACTACTACGCCAGCTATTACTATAACAACAAGTATTACGGGCGTACTTAAAGGTAATGGTACTGCTATAAGTGCAGCTACGGTAGGCACAGATTA